TTCTGGCATCTTAGTAGTTTGATACTTTCTAAGACCTTTAACAGCGACAACTTCACCAAGACCATTTACAGCTAGGCGATTATCTTTTACAGAGTTCTCATTTAAATCCTTAAGATCTTCGATTTGATCCCATTGCTTAGGGTTAAGAATAGATGCATCCGTAGTCCAATCGTTTAATCGCGCTTGTAATTTAGCCTTACCTATTACGGAAACAACATTAGCCTGTGGGCTTGTTCCTGTAAATAACAACGGATTGAATATTTCGCAAGAGTTTGCAACATTAAAGACACCCCACGGAGCTACTGAATTATCACCAGTGGCAACAAATAAGATAGTATCTAATACTGTTTTAAGATTACTTTGTAATTGTCTCACTAATTCGTCAACAACCTCCATAGAATCCCTTAATTGATCCTTAGATACCGTAGCGGTAGCCGCAAAATCAAACACCTTAAAATCCTTAGAGTTTAATTCAATCCTAGAATCAACAGAAGGTGCAACCCCCTCAGCAACTAATTCGCCGTTAGCTTCTAGGTTTTGATAAATCATCAAGGTCATTAATGAACCTGAAATAGTTGTAGTGTTAAAGATATCTAAAGCATGCTCGTTAGCTGTTAAAGGATCTGAAATCTCACCAATATCTGATCTATTAATTGCCTGGCCGAATACTGTTTGCGTAGCGCCTCCAGTGTTAATAAACATATTTTCGCCAGCTTTCTCAACATGCCTTCTTGATAGGTTTCTTAAGTCTATTTTCTGAGATACGGCGGCCATACCTAACATTTGATTACTCTTAAGGGTTAATGGCTTTACTTTAATGCCTTTTTCCTCTACTTCTTCGCCGATTAACACAGCATCATTAAGGTGCTTTTCAACAATCGTTCTTAAGACTCCTTTATTAACTGATAGATCATCCCCGATAAGTCCATTCTCTTTCAAAGCTTTAACCTCTAATCCTATGTCTTTCATAGATTGAGTTAAATCCTTAAGCTCTTGAGTAAGTTCCTTATTGCTTTCATTAGGCGCTAACACTAACGCTTCTTTCATGCTAGTTTGGATGGTTGTCATCTTCTCGGCGAACTCCGCTTTGGTCATTACGTCCTTGATGTAATCCTTTTGAGCGGTCTCTATTTCATCCTTCAAAGCCTTCATGCTTGCCTCTTGCTTATCTGTAGTATATTGAGCAAGCTCTTCTACCGTTAGTGCGGTCTTTTGTTCCGTTGTAATATCAGCGAACTTACCGTCTTTAATCCAAATTTTGTTCATTTCTTTAAATTTAACTGTTTAAATAAAATTTCTTTAACTCTTCTTGAGTGTCTCCTGACGGCTCATCATCCTTCACTCCTCGAGTGCCTTTAGTTGGCGGCTCTGTATTTGATTGTAATATAGGTGTAGCATCATTTGAACCAAACAATACCATACTTCCTTCTTTGTATATTTTAGCTTCTTCTATGCCCCAGAAATAACCTTGTTCCATTACCTCTTCCTTATTGGCTATGGAATCAATCTTAGCATCAAAATAAGCCTTATTAACTGCATAGTCTTTATCTTGTGAGTTTACAGCAAATTTTATTTTCACATACTGCATACGTACGGAATTTTGAACCTTCTTTCCGTCGTCAATAGCCTTTAAAGCATCCTCATTGGTCATCTTATCGCGTGGGATCTCGTATATTAAAGCTTGAGTCTCCCCTTCGAAATCCTTACCCACCATCGTCCATGCAATACTTCTCACGAACACCTTTACATCTTCCGGCCATGCGATTACGTCTCTTACCTTAAGCGAATGATCCATCACGTAGAATATACTACCCTTCTGTTCTCTAATAGTTTTTGCCCATATCCCATCAAAATGTACGTCAGAATGAGAATCCATATATTTTGTAGTGTTAATCACTGGATATACAAAACCTTCTTTCATGTTTAACTCTGCCTTAATAGCATCATCTAGCTTTACGGCTGTGAAAGATGGTGAGAATTGCCCTTTGTCGCAACTCTTCAATACTGCAGCTTTCTTTAAATCAATAATCTTTGTTTCGTTCGATTTTAAAGACTTAAACATAGCCTCTTTTGTTTCGAACTCTTCATCTAGTTCTTTGCAGTATATCATACTAGTTACTTTTTAATTACTTTACCACCCTTTACTATAGCTTCTTTTTTGATTTGAAGCTTCTTTATATCCTCTTTTGATAGCTCATCTTTCATAACCTCAAATTTAGTTATTATTTATAATCATTCCAAATTACCCATTATTAGGGTTTGGATTTGGATTAGTAAGCGCTTCTCTTTGATAAAAATATACATCACCACCAGTGACGGGCGGTTGACTTGTTTTGTTTAGGTATTGATTCCAAGTAATGGTGTTTTTCTCATACTCCATTAGTGCTGATTTTACATTTAAACTATTGCTAGTCGCCTTGTCTTTCTCGTTCTCAGCTAATGCTGGGATATGATCCCATCTTGTATTTAGGACTACTCCGTACTTTTCGAGGTTTAATCTGTGATTAGTATACTGGTCGTCATCTTCTTTTTGAGGTATTACCGTATCTTGATAAAGGCGTTTAACCGATTGTTCTTGATTCTCGTATGTTGCCCCCTGAATATATGTTTTTAATAGCTCAGGCGGTATATTAAATTCGTTACTAATTAATATACTATTGTTTGAAAATTCTTCATACAAACCAAGCTCTTTACTTGTCATTGCCGTCTTAGTAAATGTTAATGGGACTGGAGATACTAAGAATGGGTTTTGACCATTTAAAAATCCGTAATCGTTTTTAAATGTATTGTTTACTTCTTCTTTTTCTTTGGGCTGCAATGGAACTATCGACCCAGTTCCGTCTCTTGAGTCTACGGATATAATACCCTTAGAGCCGCCTTGCGTCAATAAAACATCTATAGCTTCAAATACTAATTGAGTGTTTTTAATCGGGTTCTTTAACACTTCCAGCTTGCTTATGCCCATTATCGTAGACATCTCGCTAGATATATTAACCTCATTGTAATGCATTATAGATACAGGGTCGAACATCTCTATAGGGTTACTATCTACCCGCGCATAGCTAGATATGATATCTTTTATCTGCGTTTGTTTGTATAGCTTACCTGTAGTTCTAACTTGCATAAACTGCGATGGCAAATTCCATAGAGCCTCAATATTCATTATATCAAGCTCAGAATCAAAACCCGAAGGCATTAATCCATATACATACCGATTGCCAAACGTATTGAAGTAAAACACGCCTTGCTTCTCATACTCCCTACCTGATTGTAATGGATTTGGTCGTTGAACCAGTAGTTTTTTAATCTTCTGCACTACATCCCGCTTATCAGTCCATGGTATTTCTTCGCCCGTTGAAGCATCGGTTAGATATTTCTTACCGTTACTCGCCGCAGTAGCTAATAAATTAATAGCCCCTTTGACGATAGGGTTAAACCTTGCGGCTGACTCGTAATGCGCCGGCTCCGATAGTGCCACCCATGAAGGTAGGTTTTTATTTATCGATAAGTTAGCAAAAGGATTGATATAGTTCTGCTGGCTAAAAGCGGGCTGCCTTTGCATCAATCTATTATACGACCAATTATCTAAAAAACTATTTATCCCCATTGTTTCAAATTATTTATCAAATATAGTGATTATTTAGAACGTTTACAAATAAGGTATGCATGAGCATGCGCTATTATCGCAATACCTACTGCCTATTAATCCAAAGAATAAATGCTTACTCTTCGTACTGCCACATACATTACAGAATACGCCCACTCCTGTCTTTACAACTCTTCCTAATGGCGGGGTTGGGGATTTTGGTTTATTCTTCTGTTTTGGTTTTTGAGTATAAAATACGTCTGGATAATCACGCGCTACAATCCTGCGCATTAATACATTTTGACATTTATGTATTCCATCAACCCATTCCTTAGTATCGTCAGGATGCATCTGCTCCATTGCTACAAATTTATTATGAGCGTCCACTAATGAATCCATAATCTCCTGCTCTTGCTTTGTAAATGGCTGTTTTATTTTCATAGTATTTGATTTTCTTAATTCGTTTACATTAAGTTAATTAGTCTACTTGTTGCGCGCGTGGGAGTCAAAATATTATTCCTTAAATAAATGATAAAACTTTTCCAAATGTGAAGCCCCTATACTTAAGGAATCTGGAGCATCATCTTCTTTTTTGGATGTTAATAGGAATTTGTAACAGTATTTTAAGAATAACGCCATTTCTACAGATGGCGATTCGGGCACGTACAAGTATTTAGATAAGAACCCAGACATATTCATGATGCGACTTAGTTTATTAGCTGCGTTCCATTGTCCATGTACTGCCATATTGGGCATCATAGCCCTCAATCGTCCCGATAAATACCCGCCCATACTATTTGTCTCTACAACCCACTTAATAACATTATTTAATTCCGACCGCCCTTTTATGTTAGGCTCGTTATTTATTAGCTTTATCTGATTGAAAATAGCATCCTTTAAATACATCCTATCGCCTACCACTTGGATTATAGGAGCTGAAAAGTGATCGCTTCCACCATCTGCGGGGTCTATAATCCCAATACACCAACCCTGTAGTATTTCATTTCCATTAGGGTCAATTTCTGTAGGTAGCTCCTTATAGGTCTTAAATCTATCTGGATACATTAACCCTTCTACCGGCATAGGGTTTTGCATATACTGAGTCTCGAAAGTATGTTTTGTTTTTGGATTATCTCTTAATGCTAAGATTTTCTCCATTGGCATCTTCCAATCCCACAAACTTTCGCCATTGTATATTATCGGATAAACTAACGTTTTTGCTTTTGGACTACCTTCAAATAACTCATTGAAGTATTGCGTTGCATCTTCTGTACCCGCTCGTTGTTGTATATTGATAATAGGCGTATCGTCGCTATTCGTACGGCTTAATATAGTATTACCTATAACTCTTAATACCTTTGTGTTGTTAGCGTTTAAGCTTTCTGAATCATCAGTCTTATTAATGTCGTCTAATACAATACATCCCTCAAATTCTCTTATAAAATCCTCTAGGTCGGCTGAGTGGTCTATCATTTGCCCAGCACCAAAGCCCGTTATTTGCCCGAAGATAGTAGCAGTCTTTAATCCACCACCCTTACTTGTTCGCCACAAGTTCTTTCCCGTCTGGTCTTTCTTCATCTCAACGCCGTACATGCGTTTAAATACGGGATGTGAAACTATATCCCTTATACGTATCGAGGTTTCAGCTCTTAATTCATCTGATGCCGTTATATATAGGTAATTAC